TGTTAGGATCTTGCAGAGTTGAGTTAAAAGGTTTAGAATATCCATACCCAGTATTAGTAACAGTAAATCCCGTAACCATTCCGCCAGAAATAGTTGCTGTTGCTGCAGCTCTAATTCCTCCAGGAAGATCGGGATCTGTAAACAACAATGTTGCTGTTGCATATCCAGTTCCACCAGTCACAACTTGTATAGACTGAACTTGATATGGATTCTCTTCAAGGTAACCGTCACCAGTTACAGTTAGCGTTGTGTATACGTTACTTAAACGAGTTACAATTGGTTCAAGTGTTGCTTGGCGAGAAGCGCCTCCACCAGTAACGGTTACAATTGGAGGATACGAATACCCAGAGCCCTGATTACTAATACTTAAAGTACTAACTTGTCCACCCGAAAGCGTAACAGAACCAACAGTTGCTGGAACACCTCCAACTTGGTCGGGGTTCGAAAGAGTAATGGTTGGAGTAGAAGCATATCCAGAACCACCATCAGTAATTCTAAATCCTGTAACTTTATATGATGTAATAGGATATTTTTTTCCAGGATTTTCAATTGTAAATGAAACAATCGATCCCTTAGAATAGAATTGGTTTGAAAGCGCTGTGACAACTGGCATAGTAGTAGCTGTCAAGAATTTGTTACGTACTGACAGAGGAACTGTATACATGTACTTCCAAATGTAACCGTCATCTAAAGTAATAGGCACTGTTGAAGTACCAGTTGGACGTACTGAAGATGGGCTATCATTGTTATTGAATAGACACTTGTATACATTATAGTCATCAGTCAAACAATAGAACTCTGCATTCTCAAGAGCAGTAGCACCGGAAAATGCAGGGTTGTCGCTACTATATTCTCCATACATATCAAACGTATAACCAGCTATCCAATTAATACGTGGAATAACTGCGCAGATGTCATTTGCGTCAATCTGTTTATACAGGATTGCTTCATTTCGTGTATTGTTTTCATACTCGAAAGAATCTGAAACCGGTTCGGGAATAGATTCATTAGTCCACGCGCCAGGATGACAGTAGACATAATAATATCTGCTTATATTTGATACGATTTCTGAAATGACCGACTTTACTAAGTTGGTCTTCAGAGAGAATTTTAGTAGCGAGCTTGCCATTGTTTAATTACTGAATAGTTACAGTCCAAGTAATAGCGATAGAGTCGTTAGCTGCTTTGTTAACAACGTCGAAAGAAGTCTTACAAAGCATTGTACCTGATGCGCCAGTAGCACTGTTAAAAATACCAGCTTCAACTAACGAACCTGTACCAGTACCAGCTGCAAAAGTAGCAGCATATGTAACAACGGCACCGGATACTGTACCGCCTGCGGTTGTTAAACCAACGCGTGCTAATTCTGAAAGTGCTGGAGAACCACCAGTAGAAAGTTGTGTATCACCTACAACTGGAGTTGTTTTAGATGGATTAGAACCAACTACTGCATTACCACCAACAGCCATGTGTGACATTTGTGCTGGAATTGTGTGAGCTGGAGAACCGGCCGTATCTTTCATGCGTGCTGCAATCCATTGTTTACCAACAGTTACAACAATGTTAGAATAGAATCGGTCGTCAATCAATTCGCCATTTGGACCGAAGTGAGCGATAGCAAGTGTACCGCCCAGTTCAATTATGTTTGAAAATTTTGGAGTAATCATATGTTTATACCTTTTTATGAAAATGCTCTTGTTGTGCGCTCCGAATACGTTTCTGCTTCATATGAGTATGAAGTATCTGGATTCGAAGTATCTTGATTGTACACATTGTAGTACAATATTCCGTTGTTTAAGTTATTTATTGTTTCTGTCTTAAGATTATTTGAACCAAGAATAGGAGTACCATCTACTGAAGTAACACTCTTATTAAAGGTTCCACCATTCCATATCCAATCTCTTCCAGATTCTACAGATGTAATAGAATCATCAAGTGATCTCGCGTATGAAGCTGATAAAGTAAAAAAGTCTGCGTCTGGATACTGTATGCCACCAGAATAGAATGAATCCATGTAGATTACGTCTACATATTTTGGGAATCTTACAGGTTGTACATCATCAATAGCTGTAACACTCTTATTAAAAGTGCCACCATTCCAAACCCAGTCTCTTCCTGATTCTACAGATGTAATAGAATCTTGAGTAGTTCCACGTGTAAAATCATCGATATAATTATCTGGAGGTGTTACACTATCTACTTTTGGCGTTACACTATCTTTGATATCCTGTGCAGATGTATGATATGCAGGTGCTAAAGAATTCTCGATAGGATCGGTTGATCCTTTAACCATATCATACTGTTGTAATGTATAAGGATCAATAGTAGACCACTTGCCACTGGTTTCCGTTGTTGAAAACGTTAGGCCTGTAGTAGAACCTGTTGTAGTGGTTAAAGCAGTTCCATCTACATTTGTTAATACAAATGTATAAGGCGTAACGCCAACGTAACCAACTGATCCTACTTTATAAACAGCTGAGTTTGCTAAAGTTGGTTCTTGATGTTTTGCGGTACCTGTTCCAGAACCAACACCTGTAGCAACGAACACCTGATCTACTGCATTTGAAGTGGCACCAATTGAAATGAAGTCAGTTGTTCCAACGCTAACTATCTTATAGCTTCTACCAATTACAAATGATCCAGCATTTTTAACTTCATATTGTGATATCGTGCCAGTTCCAGTTAAAGTTCCAGTTACACGTATTAATTGGCCAACTGTTAATGGACTAAAGTTTGGAAATCCAGAAGGTGTTACTACACTAGTAGTCGTAAATTGACCACTAGTTCCACTAATTAAAACACTATTGAGTTGTATTCCAACTAAGCTTCCGCTAGAATCATATTTCCTAATAGAAATTTGTTTATCTTTAATGTCTTGAAGAAATGTATGAATAGCTGGTAAGGCATCAGATTTTGGCAGTGTTATTTCATTCGCAGATTCATCATCGGTTATGAACAGCTGCTCTAAGAACTGACGACGAATAAATGCAAGTAATGGTGAAGCAGAAACTAAATACTGATTCTTAATTGTATACTCAGCATACAATTCCATACCTGCAGGATGTAGCAATTCTTTGACAATGCTATAATACGAATCAATTTGTTGTTCTACTTGAATAACATATGAAAATAGTTGATAGTATTTTCCATCTTGAATATAAGATTCATCAGAGATAAATCCGTCTGAAGCAGAATAATATCCTGGATATACTGCAACAGCACCAAGTTCTATCTTAATTTCAGCAGTGTCTAAATCAATTACGTTTTTAGTTGTAGCATTTGTATAGAACGATCCTATAATTTCACCAACGTAGGTACCATCGGCATAGAATACTTTTTCATTAGTGTTCGCTGCTGGTGTATAAAACTTGTCGTAATAAAAATAATCTTGTTTGTTGATATAGCCTAAATCAACAAAGCCGGTCGTTCCATCTGGATATGGTCCTGGAACTGGATGACGATATGGTAGCGCTGTAGCTTGTTTATTGCTAAGCTTTGCATAAAACGTAGATCTGTAATCTAATCCAAAGTTAATAACTTGAATTTTCTTGATTGATCCGCCAGTTCCTATTTTAGTAATCTTTATTAGTGATCCATCACCATCTTCTGTCTTAAGATAATACAGAGCACCTATTTCGAATCCGGAACCTTCACTAGTGATAGTATATTTGGTTGGACATGGAATTATTTCTCCAACGTCTTCACCATCTTGTGATCGCACGATATCACCAATTGAAATGTCTTGACTATAAGATCTCTCGATGAAAACTTCATATACGTCTTCTCGATAAAATACTACACGAGGAGAAAAGACATGTATTAGTTTATTAGCGGTATCAATGTCAATAATCTTTCCAGTTAAATTGAAAAGATTACCAGAAGTCATTTTTACGAATACTGATTTTTCTTGAGTCCACTTACCATCAGAAGCTCTTAGAATTTGAGTTGATGGATAGAAAACTTCAGAGTCTTTATTGAAAAGAATTCTGAATAAAAATTGATATGATTCTTTAGATCCACGAGATTTATAGAATTCGCGAATTCTTTGAAGAATAAAGCGTTCATTTGCTAAACTATTAGTAGGAAATAAAACAGATAATTCTTTCTTGAAACGAATTACAAATTCTTCAAGAGTATTATCGATAGAACGAATATCTTCTAAATTACGTTGCTGAGACTGATCTAAAAATTCGTAATATGCTTTGATGAAATTTACGAACAGCTCATACTCTCCCCGAATATATTCGGGGATTTGTCTTTCTAATGCAATTGCAATTGGTGTTTTATCTGTCATGTTCTAGCAGATGCGAGCGTGTGTGAAATTGAACTTACTTCTTGTTCCATATTGATAGTTAAATACGTTGGATCTATATTTACAATTTGGTTATGCTTAGAAACAACGTCGTCTGATTCTGGTTTAATGATGAATTCAAAATCAGAACCAACTACACCAGTAACAAATAATGAATTAACTTTTAATTCACCAGTGTCGTAATTCACTGTACCTATTTCACTATTTACAAAAACTTTCGTGTAATCTAGAGGATTGTAATAGAATAGACGTAAGTTTCCCGAACCATCATCGTCTATGTAATGCATTACTTCTTCATCATTTATATAGAATCCTGCAGTCATAACAGCTTCTTCAGCAACACCAGCTTTATAGATTCCGTTATTAAGTTGAACTGTATAGCTAGTTGAAAGATTGAAAACTACGTCTACAATACGACGAATAACTACAGTTGTTACGTTATTTATGATAGATGAATCTGCATCATCAATAGCACGGACTAATCTTGAATAACGTAACACACCATCAAATTTTTGTAAATAAACGTCATTATAATCCAATATTGCTTGACGAACAGATTGCTGAATCTGTGATAATGACTTATTCGTTAAGTTTGGATTATAAAACACAGTAGTCTCAAGCTGAATTGTGTTGTAAGTAGGATCTACCATCGTTGGAAATATTCCAAGCATTGATTTTGGTTTAATGATAGATTCGATAATATAATTCTTTTCGCTAGATGTTAAGAATAGACTTGACTGAGGCTTAATGCAAATATAAACTTTACCATATATTGGAGGAGACATTGTCTCTCCTCCCCAACAGTTGATGGAATCAATGTCTGGATAATTTGATTTTATAACATCTGCATAATCTGTAGATGTTACTGCACGATCTTGTAATTTATATTTGTGAGATACATTATATTTTATCTCATCAACGGTTTCGGCCGCACGACCACCAGTTGCAGTTTGTAGTACTGTTATAGTTGGAACTCCACTTAAATCTGTTCCAGTATAAGTGAATAATTTTATTCCATTAGCATCTGCACCACGAGTAACAATATACTCAATAGTCACCACAGATCCTATAGATGGTTCTTTGCCTAAGTTATCTTTACCAAAATAAATCTGATAATATTCGTTTTCTACTTCACGTACAAAGAATACTTCACTAGAAGTATTCAATGTTAATACCTTTTCAGAATATTTGAATGTGCTAGTTAAAAGAGATGAAGGATCTTGAACTCTCACTTTAATAGTACTTACGTCAATATTCTTATTCTTGAGAATAATCTTGCTATCATCTAGAATATTAAATCTCTCAATTACTGGAGTTCCTTCATATAGATCTATCGAAGAGAATTCATATACTGATGTAGCTTCATTGCGCACACCAATACTTTCAGATGTACTATAAAAACTATAATCTACTCCCGACACTGTCGATCTAAATGGACTATATTTTGGAAGAGATATTGTTCTAGACGTGTTACTTCCAAATGGTACTTCAATTGAGATCTTAGCAATCGCAGCTGTACGAGATGTAGGTAGATAGCCATAATTATTCGCAATAGAAACTACGCTATCGCGTTTGCTAGCTGAATCCAAGAACATCTCATTTACTGCGAGATTCGTATACATCGCGTTATAATGAGTGTTATATGCTAGAACGTCGAGCAATACATTTAGGCCCGACCCTTCAAAGTCATAGTCTGTAAATTGATCTTGTGCTTTTAAGAAATCTTTTAGATTTGCTTTAATCAAATCAAAATCAAGATCTGAAACATTAATTTTATTGTTAGCCATTAGCGAGTTCTTTCTAGAAATAGATCAACGCTTACAGGTGTACTTGTATTAATAATGGTGAAGACGATAGTCACATATACTCCGTTATTATCAGGACTTAATAATACTGATATATCGAGTAAATTTACTCTTGGCTCATAAGACTGGATTGTATTAGCAATAGTCTTCTGCATCATAGCAGTTATCATCGGTGTTATAGGTTCAAATAAAAGCGATGATATTTGAGAGCCAACGTCACTGTGAAAAGGTCTTTCAAAGTTCTTTGTAAGAATAATATTTTTAATAGATTGTTTAATTGCGTTCTCGTCATATTTGCGAGAAATATCTTTCGACACGGGATTCGGAAGAAATGCCATGTCAAGATCTGAAAATGTACGTGTATTAGCCATATCTTATATTTATCCGCCTATAAACACTTTGGAAGAACCTTGTGCAACAGTGTCGCCGCATCCTATAGAATCTCCAATTCTTATAGCAGCTTTTCCTTCTATTTTTACTTTGCCACTTCCACTAGTAACTTTTCTGCTATCTCCATTATGTATAGTTCTTCCGCAAGCGTGATCTACATATTTAGCAGATCCAAGAAGCTGACATAGCTTCCCTTGAATTTTTGTTTTTGAAGAAAAGCCAGACTGTACTGGTGTTGGAGGAAAACATCCATGACCAGATGAAACGTGACCTTCTAAAGATGCTGCTGGCATTAATGACCTCTTGATACTAGTTGTTTTAAAAGCAATCTATCTGATTCCCAGTCATTGTTTACGGTTTGTTTTGCAATAAAAGTAACTGCAGAAGCTGGATTCTCGTTATTCGATGTACCATTTGTAGAAAGAATAATCGTATAAGTTACTTCTACATATCGTCTGTTATCGGCTTGATATTTTATAACACCATAAAAAGGTTCTGAAGTATTCGCAGACAATTGCTGAATACTTCCGTCATTCATTCTAAATTGAAATTGCTTGTTCGTAAACACATTCTGTATGTTACCAGATATATTTATGCTATTATTAGAAAAAGAAGTAGTAATTCCAGTAAGTGATGGCGTATATGATATACCGATAACAGTATATGCAATATCATTACTACTATCATCTGCAAATGCAGCAGAAAACTGAAATGTGTCTAAGTATTCTCTAACTGGAGGAAATCTGTTTTCCTCTGCTGCACCATTCATGATAACTGCGTTATCATCTATAGTTGGTACGAGTATTGGAGTGACTGTCATTACTATTGCCATTATGCTATCAGTACGAACTGCCCCAAATCACCAACCCTCTTGTGATCTCTCATAGTAAAGATCTGTTTCTTAGAACCGGTGTATTTAAACGATATGTGAATCCAAACAGTAGAACTACCTTGATATTCGAGTAATAGTTGATCGTATGGAACGATTCCCTGAATCCTCTGAATAGCAGTATAATGTCCAGAACGATCTAGGTTAGGAATAACAATATCTGCGGCCTGACCATTGTAGTGATCAGAAGTTTTAGATGAAGCAGCTACATCTCCTGGACGTCTAAATGCAGAAGTAATAATCATATTTGGATATAGATTGCGAATAGGTTCTAAACAATTCTCTGCAAGGCCTTTAAGATTACATACGATCTCCTGTGCACTCATACCCATTTGAGGTACTACTGGTCTACTTCCATTCTTCGTTAACGCAGCAAGTGTGAAGTTCTTACTTAATGCAAATGATGGTTCGAAAGTCTCTTTCATCATAATAGCATCGCAACTCTTTGCTCCTGGATTTACTAAATTAGGCGGAACTGCTTGACTTTCTTGAGTAGTGCCAGAATCAATATCCTCTTGCTTTATAGCACCGTTATTAATTTGTTTCTGCGTATATGCTGAAGGATCTCCTTCATCTGGAGTTTCATAGTATCCTGCGCCAGATGCTCCTCTTGTAATAACTGTAAGTTTTCCTAGATCTGGCATCTCTGGCGATTTACGATCTCCCGGAGCATCTAGATCAGAAGCTTGTGCATTCGTTGCACCATTTCCAATTTCTACTGCAGATCCATCTGCATATAAAGTACCACCAGCATTAATATTAACACTGCCGGAAGAAGAAGCATTTAAATGACCATTAGATTTTATATCAATAGTATCACCTTCAATAATAACAGCATTAGCTTTAAGTTTAAATGATTCGCCAACTGATGCATTTAAAGAACCACTTACATTTAAATATGCATCATTTGTAACATTAATAGTTGCTGTGCCATTCACAGTGAGATTCATCGCGTTCTTAATAAGAACGTTATTAGCACCATCAACTGTTATGTTCAACGAGCCATGTACTTGAACATAACCATTTCTTTCTAGAATCTCATATCCATCACCAATGATACGATTTACTTGTGTGCCATTTGCATCTATTTCAGTAAATGTACCAGATTTGTGATATAAGTGAATACGTTCAGAATGAGGAGTATCATCAAATTCAAGAACATGTCCAGATTCAGTTTGCATCACATGATTGAAAGGATAAGACGCGTTATATGGAATTGGTGATTGGTCCCAAGTACTTCCATCTGCTACTTCAATACCTTTTAATAAAGCAGCTTCTTTTCTATACACTATTGTTTTATTGATCTCTTCATGGCGAGCAAGACGATTTGTATCAGGTTCATTAAAATATAATGGGTATTTTCTATTAGGATCTGAAAAACCTAGTACACTTGCACTCGATTGTGTTGCAGTGTCTGGCGAATTTGCTGCAGGAGATTGTTGTGTTGAAGCTGATTTTTGTTCTTCTGGTAGTTCCCCTGCTTCATTTGGAATTCCATCTTTTAGGAATAAATCTTTTTCAGAAGAACGTCGTTTTACTAATCCGCTGAGTTCTTTTCCTCCAGCTTTAGTCCATTGCATAAATCCTGCTGCAGAATCTAAGTACTTGCTAGAATTTAAATCTTTTAATAGCGAAGACTTATTTAAATTGCCACCGCCAACATTATATGTAAAACAACATAGTGCATCAAACATCGATTGTGTTATTAAAGCACGTACATTTCTCTTTATTGTAGGTACAAACTTTTCATTAAGATCAGCAAGCAAATAATTTGTAGCTTCTTCTTTAGTAATTGTCATCCCTTCTTGTACTGGGAAGGTATTAATTCTCGTAGTGCCATAACCAATTGTCCATATGCCGACAGAATCTTGATATGCAGTTAAACGTAAACCTTCATATCTCTTTATAAGATCTATGGCATCATTAGTAGGATTGAATTCTGGAGCTCTTTTAAGTTTATTAGTGTTTTCAATTACTACAGGAGTTGGGGCAGCTTGGATTGGATTGCCAGATCCATCCACAATTGGATTGCCAGATCCGTCGAGCCAAACATTAGATTGAGTATTACCTTCTTTAAGTTCTCCATCGATTTTTATTTTCAATGTAGAATCATCAACACTTACATCGCTAGAAGCACTCTGTGGAATTCCCCCAATAGAACCCAATATAATCGGGTAT